GGACTGCCGAAGATAAAAAATCAGCAAGGGAAGAATATTGGATTAATATCCATGACATAGATTGTGTTCTAGACAAAGCAGACCAAACAAATTTACCTACAAATTCTTTTATTGTAGATTATACTGTGGACAATTCTGATAAAACTTATCATGATATTGTCATTGCTGCTAAAAAAGTAGATATATTTAATTTCTATTGGGACAAACTAAAAGGTGGTCTCAAAGACATTAGATATACAAAAGGTAATGTTAGACCTAATCTATGGGGTAATACTCCTGCACCAACTAAAAAGAAAAAAAGAAAAGAATGACAAAGATCCTTGTTACTGGTCATAAGGGATTCATAGGCAGTTATGTCTTTGATCACCTTAGACATGATGCAGGTTATGGATACCTAGTTGATGGTATGGATTTCCCCGATGATGTTGGGGATTTTCAGTCTGAGATCAGCATGTTTGATAAACCATATGATTACATCATCCACCTAGCAGCGTTTGCTGCTATTAGAGATAGTGTAGACAATCCAGAAAAGTTTTGGGAAAACAATGTAGAGAAATCTAAACCTATTTTTGATTATTGTAAGAGGTACAACACTAGGTTACTATATGCTAGTTCAGCACAAGTAGAAGAGTGGTGGCAAAATCCTTATGGTATTACTAAGAAGGTTAATGAACTACAAGCACCACCTAATAGTGTGGGTATGAGATTTCAAACTGTATATGGTGAGAACAGCAGACCTGATATGTTATTCAGAATGTTGCAAGATAATACTGTCAAATATGTTACTAATCATAAGAGAGACTGGATCCATGTTAAGGATGTTGCTAGGGCAATCTGTTATCTAATGTCTAGTACATATACTGGGCATATAGATGTTGGAACAGGTGAGACTACAACAGTTAAGGAACTAGCAGAAGGGTTTGGGTACATGAACCTACCAGTCAAGGAGCACACACCAGGTGAGAGAGATGTTACCTGTGCTGACACTACTGCATTGCGTGGGTTGGGTTGGTTCCCAAGAGAAAAAGTTTTGGAATGTATCCCTGAGGGAAAACCGAACTCTTATTTCAGATAATCGGGGAAAAAATCTCGGCAAATTTTTTGACCCACAGGATTTTTTGTATCACATATTACAAAACTGGTATTATATATAATTGTGTGTTATAATACACATATCGTTCAACCCATAGGGGTCGCAAGTAAGCCAACTCGGAACGGATTTCGTTCATCCCATGATACCAATCCTACTAGCAACTGCTTTAGTCTGTGCCGATATATCAGAAATGGTAGATCGTGTTAATGCAAAACAAGACCTTACCCTTCGTGAGAAGGAAGAGATCATTGCAATATATCAGATTCATTTAGTAGAGGCAACAGGACTAACATG